CTTCTTCATCTTCGACGAGCAGCGAGTCGTGGGAAGTGGAGCTTGGGTTAAGTCTTTCCAAAGAATCGCAAGAAAGAATCGATGGATTCTCCTATCAGCGACTCCAGGCGATACTTGGGTCGATTACGTCCCAGTATTCGTTGCAAATGGTCTTTTTCGCAATGCGGCCCAGTTCAAACGAGAGCATATCATGTACGCTCCGTTTGCAAAGTACCCAAAAATCGTCAAGTACTTAGACGTAGCAACACTCGAGAAGTACCGCAACATGTTGCTTGTCGAGATGCCATATCTCAAGCACACAGAAAGGATCATCGAATGGGTCGAATGCAAATACGACTTGGATCTGTTCAATTTGGTGACGAAGCGCCGTTGGAATGTCTACGAGAATCGCCCCTTGAAGGACGTCAGCGAGATGTTTCGTGTGATGCGGAGGGTTGTCAATACCGACGAATCTCGTACGGAAAAACTGGGCGAACTACTGTCGAAACATTCACGGGTGATTGTGTACTACAACTTCGACTACGAGCTATTCCTGCTTCAGGAGTGGTTGTCTGCGACCAATATCTCCTTCAGCGAATGGAACGGTCATAGACACGAACAACCTCCCGAAGGAGACGTTTGGATCTACCTAGTACAGTACATGAGCGGGGCTGAAGGGTGGAATTGTACTTACTCTGACGCAATTTGCTTCTATAGTTTGACGTATTCTTACCGTACTTTCGAGCAAGCGCAGGGTCGTATCGACCGCATGGATACCCCGTTCGAGAAGCTGTATTACTACGTCTTCTGGAGCGATTCGATGATCGACAAGAGTATCAAGAACGCTCTCAAGCACAAGAAGAACTTCAGTGAACGGACGTTCGAGAAGCGATTTATAGCCCGTGAGCAGGAGAAACAGTCGGACGAGCTGGATAGAAAGTGGGCGTCGGTGTCAAGCGGAAAGACGGCAAAGTAAGTAATAAGTACAGACCTCTAGAGGACAACCTTTCTCAGAAGTGTCACATTGTACCTATTTCTCTTCAAAATCGGGCGATAAGTAGAGAATAAGTACATAGTGATACTTTCTACCAAGGTTGTGTTGTGGGACATTGTACTTATTACTTACTTTGCTAGGAAATCACATGAGAGGATAAGTGGATGGAATTGGAATGGGTCACCCTACAAGAGTTCCCTGAGTACGTGATCAGCAATTATGGGGACGTCGTCAATAAGAATAGTGGAAGGTGGATGGCGCAAAGTGAAACAAGAGAAGGACACATCAAAGTCGGACTCGTCAGAGCCGGAAAACAGTTTACCCGAAGCGTTGCTGTCTTGGTTGCAGAAGCATTCGTGGTCGGACACGGTGGTGTATTTGATACGGCAGTACATCTGGACGGAGATCGGAAAAACAACAGAGCAGACAACTTATCGTGGCGTCCTCGTTGGTTTGCCTGGCGATACTCCGCTCAGTTCGGTCGTGTATCTGACAATGCACATATCGGGCCTATTAGAGACACAGTTACCGGACAGCGCTACATCGACGTTTATGAAGCCGCCATCGTTAACTGTCTCTTGATGGAGGACATTCGCAAGTCGATAGTCATGGAAGTAACTGTCTTCCCAACACATCAACGGTTCGAAATGGTGTAAGTACAAACCTGTACGAAATACATGGTATCTAATGAGGGAATGTCGTTACACCCTATTTAGTTTTTGCGAGGTATCACATGAGAGAGTCGAAATACCAACGTGATCTTGTGAAACGAATTGAGGACAGGTTCCCTGGATGCCACATAGAGCGTGGTGATCCAAGCCGATTGCAAGGAATTCCGGATCTCACCATCTTCTACAACAGGTGCTGGGCAAAATTGGAAGTGAAAGCACATGCTTCTGCAACCTTTGAGCCCAACCAGCCGTACTACATCGAGATGTTCAACAACATGTCGTTTGCGGCCGTCATTCATCCTGAAAATGAAGAGGAGGTGTTGGATGCGCTTCAACACGCATTCAGCGATTGCGGGGCAACATGCGTTCCTCAGTCCAAGCACATATCACTGGATCAGGTACACTGATCAGAAACTGAGAGCTAGATGGACTGCTCGCCAAGCCTCAGCCAGAGGCACATCACTCCACGATCTAGCCCACAATGCGATTCGACTTGGCGTCGAATTCTCGAAGAGAGAGGACCCAACGCTTTCAGCTTATGTGGCGGATGGTATCAAGTACCAAATGCAAGTAGAGCAACCCCTGTACTATTCGGACAATTGCTTTGGTACCCCCGACGCCATAAGTTTTCGTCGACGTCAACTTCGAATTCACGATCTGAAAACGGGTCTGATTCGAGCATCGATGGATCAGTTGAGAGTGTATGCGGCGATATTCTGTCTTGAGTATGCGATCAATCCATACGACATCAAGATTGATTTGCGTATCTATCAACACGGCGAGATCATCGTCGACAACCCGGACCCATCCGACATCTCGGCCATCATGGAAACCATCGTTTGGGCGGACATGGAGATTGAGAGATACAGAGCAGAGGAGGAACTGTCGTGAGTGAGATCATCGATGAAGATTATCTGATCCACTATGGCACTCCCCGTAAGTCGGGCAGATACCCATGGGGCACAGGAGGCAACGTCCCCCATCAGCAGACAACTACTCGAAACCAGGATTTCTTGGGTTACGTAGCGGACCTCGAAAGGCAGGGGTTGAGCGAGAAAGAAGTAGCTCGTGGAATGGGAACATCCATTGCTGAGATACGAGCTCGCAAATCAATCGAAGTCAATCGGGCACGTCAAGATGAAATCAACACAATAGTTCGTCTTCGTGAGAAAGGCGTCGGTCAAAGTGAGATCGGTCGTCAGCTCGGTATTCCAGAACCAACAGTTCGTCTTCGGTTGAAGCAAGCGGAACAGCGCAAAGAGAACATCATCGAGACCACTGCTGAAAAGCTGAAAGAACGAGTGGATCAAGTTGAGTTCTTGGATGTGGGCTCTGGCACTGAGGGATATTTGGGTGTGAGTGCAACTCGTCTCAACACTGCTTTGTTCCATCTGAAGGCTCAGGGATACGAAGTCCACGATGCCAGCCTTCCTCAGGTTTCGGTGAACCAACGTACTGAATACCGAATTCTCACCAAACCGGGCAATTCCAGAACAGATGTCTTCAACAACCGAGACAAGATTCAGCAAATGGTCGATTACTCAGAAGATGGAGGCGAAACCTATAAAGGTAGGCTGCAGCCGCCTTTGTCAGTGGGTCTCGATCGCATTGCTGTTCGGTATCGAGAAGATGGAGGCAATCTGTCCGATGGTGTCATCTATATTCGTGAGGGTGTAGAAGACATCTCGTTGGGTGGCTCTCGGTATGCTCAAGTTCGAGTTCAAGTAGGCGATACTCATTACATGAAAGGTATGGCGGTATACAAGCCCGACATGCCAGAAGGTGTGGACATACTTCTGAATTCGGCCAAGAGTGATACTGGCAATCCGCTTGATGCAATGAAGAAGCTTGAGCCAGTACAACACCAACCCAACAACCCGTTCGGATCGAATATTCGTCGTCAAATCACTGGTGCTGATGGTAAGCTAACCTCTGCGATGAACATCGTCAATGAGGATGCTACATGGGAGAAATGGTCAGATTCGGTCGCATCTCAGATGTTGTCGAAGCAAAGACCGTCCCTCATCAAGAATCAGTTGGACATGACGTATGAACGACGTCAGAAAGAGTTCGAAGAGATTTCGTCTCTTACCAATCCCACAGTTCGAAAGAAGCTTCTTGAGACCTTTGGTGACGAAACAGATTCTTCTGCCGTTCACCTAGAGGCTGCCGGATTCAAGAAGCAGGCATGGAAAGTGATCCTCCCAATCGAAGACATCAACCCAACTCATGCGTATGCTCCCACGTTTCGTGATGGAGAAAGAGTTGTGTTGATTCGGTACCCACATGGCGGAACATTCGAGATTCCAGAACTGATCGTCAACAACAGTCATAAGAACGCCAAGAAGACTCTTGGTGATGCGGAGTTTGCCATCGGCATCCATCCAAAGGTGGCTGAGCGACTGTCTGGTGCCGACTTTGATGGTGACACCGTGTTGGTGATACCTGATAGTCAACGTAGAATCTCAATTCGTCCTGCTCTTGATGGACTGAAGGACTTTGATTCGAAGCTTTCGTACCCACCCTACCATGGAATGAAGACTATGGATGGTGGGACATGGGATGAGAACTTGAAGAAGTCGGTCTTTCCTGAAGGTAAGTCGCCATCTAGTCGTGCCAAAGGTATTGAGATGGGTAAGGTTTCGAACCTCATCACAGACATGACTCTAGGTGGAGCAGCTGCCAATGGTGCTGATCTTGCGGCGGCAGTTCGCCATTCGATGGTAGTCATCGATGCTGAAAAGCATTACTTGGACTATCGTCAATCAGAGAGAGACAATCGGATTTCTCAACTCAAGGAGAAGTACCAAGGCAAGAAGAACGCTGGCGCATCTACTTTGATTTCAAGGGCTCGAGCAGAAGAGCACATCCCTGAGAGGAAAGCTCGTCCTGCCGCACAAGGTGGTGCAATCGACAAGGAAACTGGTCGTAGAGAATTCGTACCTACTGGTCGTATGCAACGCAACAGGAAGACCGGTGATCTAGAGCCCGCCATGATCACAGTGGATCGCTTGTCAGTTCGTGATGATGCGAGAAGCCTGTTGTCAGGTGGTGGTGTGGGTACTGTAGTAGAGCGGTTGTATGCAGATCATTCCAACAAGTTGAAGGACCTTGCCAACAAAGCAAGGCTTGAGGCGGTGCATACCCCCAATCTCAAGGTGAATCCATCAGCCAAAAGGACTTACGCAACAGAGAGAGAATCTTTGTTGGCGAAGCTCCGCATAGCTGAAAGAAACCGCCCTCTCGAAAGACAAGCCCAAGTCATAGCAGGCGCCAAGATTCATGCGATCCGCACTGCCAATCCAGGAATGGACCCTGAGACAGTAAAGAAGATCAAGAATCAGGCATTGACCGAGGCTCGTATCAGAACGGGCGCTACAAACCCCCAGTTTGAAATTACCCCCTCTGAGTGGAATGCCATTCAAGCAGGGGCCATTTCACATCATCAATTGGACCAGATCCTAGACAAAGCGAACCTCGAGACCGTTCGTAAGTTGGCAACTCCAAAGACTAGGCGACTCATGACACCAACCAGAATTGCACTAGCACAGAAGTTGTTGGCTAGTGGTGCTACTCAAGCACAGGTTGCTGAGCAACTCGGAGTGTCACTAACTACATTGAAGTCATCACTCAATGGCTAGTACCAATACATCACTCAACATAGTTACTGATTGTGGAAAGGAGTTGTTGAATGGCTACTGAATCGATGCTAACAACATTGGACAATCCGTTTGATCCTTTCACACAATTCGATGAATGGTACGCCTGGGATGAACGAGCTGGCTACCACACAACGTCGATCCTCGCAAGGATTGTTCAAACTTCACATGAACTCTCC